AATTGTATCGTAGCGATTGTAAATGCACATTTTGAACCACCTGAAGCATTAGAAGCCATTTTATTCTGAATATTATAATAATAATTACCTAAATACCAAAACATAAAATTTAATAATAAAGAAATATCAAGATTATATGTCATATATTAATTATATATGCTGTATTTATATTGTTTCAATATATATATAATTATATATATTAGATAAGAGAGTCAAAAGTTCCAATAAGAGTTCTCTTCTGTTGATACTAGATTATTTATGTATTCTGGTGAACAAGATAGATTGAGGTTGCATTCAAATTAATTGAAACTGGCAAAAAAAAGAAAAACAATTCGTAAAAAAAAAATTAAGAAAATTAAGATAAATATGTTGGTGTATATTTCTTTAAGTTCTATTTAAAATACTTTATTTTTGTAATTTAAAGGATTTTAAATTAAAAATAAAAGATATTAATTCTTATCTATAACAACTTCTTTAGCCACATTACTTATTATTTTGTTTATATTTTTCTTTCCTTCTTCCTCTGTTAGTCCATTCATTGAGTTACTAACAATTTTTAAATATAGATCATTTTTTCTTGAATCTGAACTGGTACAATCTGGATTTTTATCTCTCCACGTTTGTATCTGTTTTATATTTTGATGTGCCACATTTTTTATTGCCTTTGTTAGTATAGGTTTTTCATCACATTCTTTTTCCCACTTGTCATTGTCTTTTATATATAATATTTCTCTTTTTTGATCAGAACAATGAATCGGTCTCATATGGTCTTCTATATTGTTCAAATTTTTCAAAAATATATTTGATATACCTTCTACATAACCTTTTCTTCCAGTATGTTCTAAATCTTCAAGATTTAATTTAATTGAACTAACAAAGTCAGAAATATTCATAGCATTCTTACAGGTTTCATTCAAATACAAGTTTAGATTAAATGTTTTATTAGTTGTATTGTGACAATTTGTATTGTTAGTTGTGTTATGAGTTCCATTATTTATTACGTCTAACATCTTTTTTTGTATCTCTGTATTATTCTTAATTAATTCCATTATAACGTCAATGTCAAGAACTGTGTTTTTCTCAACAATATTGCTACTTTTGCTACTTATTTGACATTTCTTTTTGTGACGCCATAGTCCAGAGTTATCACAATATTCCTTACCACATTCACAGCTATATTTTTTTTCGCTACAATTTGCTACATTTGTTGCTAAATTATGATTGATGATTGCTTGTTGATGTTTTGATGTCAAATTGTGTTTTTCAAGATTGAACTTTCTTGACGTTGAATAGTCACAAAATTTACAGTAGAACTCATTGTTGCTACTTTTTACTAGGATTTTATGCTTAAACATTGCTATATATTGCTTAAATAAGTTTTTTTTAAGTTTTTTTCAACATTTTCAAATTTTTTTATCGTAACACTTTTTTTCGATCACAAATTGAAAATGAGAGCATTCTCGTCAGAATTCTCAACTTTGAGGGTCTTTTTCAAAACTTTTTTTGACTTTTCAATTTTGGACATTTTTTTTTGTCCATTTTCGAAAACCCATTCGACTTTTTGAAAAGTTTTTATGATTGAATTTTTCGGCATATATTTTAATTGATATTTTATTACCAAATATGCTAACAAAATATCAAAATACATTATATACATTTTTCTCCGTCACATTTATCGTACTTTGTTTGACGATGTTTTATAAAACATTTATCCCCATCACATTCTATACCATGATCCTCTTCAATATGTTGCTGTATTTGACTATTTTTCATTTGCTCATTGTTAGATCTTTTTTTTAAAAAATAAAAAACAACAAATGTAACAAACAAAATACCCAAAAATCCAACTATATATAGATAATTATTATCCATTGTAATTATAAGTAAGCAATAATAATTATAATTTAAACGTAGTGCTCAAATATTATAATTAAACATATTTAAAGGTTTAATAGTTATAAATATATGTGTGGCATTTTTGCTCTTTTAAATACTGATAATAATAATATCTCATATAAAAAAGTTATTGAAGAACAATTTTATAAAGGAAAATGGCGCGGCCCCGAGTTTTCTAAAATTGAATATTCATACTTAAAAAGTGTTGTAGGATTTCATAGATTAGCAATTAATGGTTTAAATAATGAGTCTAATCAACCAATTATTTTTAAAGATATTGTATTAATTTGTAATGGTGAGATATATAATTATAAAAAATTATATGCCATTATGAAGGTAAAACCAGTAACAGATTCAGATTGTGAAGTCATAATTCATTTATTTATTAAATATGGAATTGAACAAACATTAGTTATGTTAGATGGTGTTTATTCTTTTGTTCTATTTGATTTTAGAATTAATGATGATATTGTAAATCATGTTTATATATCAAGAGACCCTTTTGGAGTTCGCCCATTATATAAAGTTTATAATATTAGCGATAGTTACAACTTATTTAGCTTATATGGTTTCGCATCAGAATTAAAATGTTTGGAACATTTTTATAATGAAAATCCACATTACTATCATATTGAACAATTTGAACCAGGAACTTACTCAGTATTTAAATATGGAAATAAAGCAAGAGAGTTATGGAAACCTGTTATTCAAAATAAACATTATTTTATACCAACCTTTCCACATACAAAATTATTTCATGATGTATTTGACTTAAAGGAAGATACATTTTTTTTTATTTCAAAATATTTAAATTCAGCAATTGTAAAAAGATGTACTACTACTGAAAGACCAGTCGCATGTTTATTAAGTGGTGGATTAGACAGCAGTTTAATAGCAGCATTAGTTTCTAATTATTTTATTAAAAAAGGGGTGCAAATTGAAACTTATAGTATCGGTCTTGAAAATTCAGAAGATATTAAATATGCTAAAATAGTTTCCGACTATATTGGTTCTAAGCATACCGAAATTATATTAACTGAAGTAGACTTTTTTAACGCTATTCCTGAGGTAATTAGAGCGATTGAAAGTTATGATACAACATCAGTAAGAGCTAGTATAGGTAATTATTTAATTGGTAAATATATAACTGAACACTCAGATGCTAAGGTTATTTTTAATGGAGATGGTTCAGACGAATTATTTGGTGGATATTTATATATGTATAAATGTCCCGATGATATTGAATTTGATAAAGAAACCAGGAGATTATTGAAAGATATTCATTTATTTGATGTATTGCGTTCAGATAAATCAATTTCTTCAAATGGTTTAGAACCAAGAACTCCTTTTTTAGATAGAAGTTTTGTAAATTATGTATTATCAATTCCACCATATTTTCGCAATCATAATAACTTTCAGCAACCTGAAAAATATTTATTGCGAAAGAGTTTCAGTGAAAATTATTTTTGTGGAAATAATGGTAAGAATATATTACCTGATATCATTTTATGGAGAAAAAAGGAAGCATTTAGTGATGGTGTTAGTAATCAAGGAAGGTCATTATTTACAATTTTACAGGAATATATTGCTAGATATTACGATTCAATTCTTCCAATAGAAGAACCTTATAACCCATCAATAGAATTAGAAAAGAGATATTACAAAGAAATTTTTGACAAAGAATTTCCAAATTGTACACATATTTTACCTTATTTTTGGATGCCAAAATATACAAATGCTACTGATCCAAGTGCCAGAACATTAGAAGTTTATAACAAAATGAATTAATATAAATATAAAAACAATTTGTTAGTATATTTATATGCCAGAAGGACCTGAAATTTGGATGCTAAGCAAAACAATTAATAAATTTTATTCAAATGATAATACATTATCATATGGTAAACATTTAATAGTAAAAGATATAAAAGAAAATTGGTCATTTGGATTAAATGGTAAAGTAGGTATTAGTCCTTTTAATGAATTAGTTAAAATAAATGGTGGATGGATTAATGGAGATAACATAAAATACATAGAATATCAAGATTCTATAAAAGAACTAGGTTTAGATTGGATGACTGCTAGCAAAGAAGAATTAGAAAAAGAAATAGATAAGTGGATAAAATCTAAAAAGAAATTAGCAGGATTAATTTTGGATCAAAGTAAAATATGTGGAATAGGTGTAGCATGGGGTTCTGAAATATTATTCAAAGCAGATTTAAGACCTGATGTAAGAGCTTGTGATCAGGTTTTAAATAAATTGGTTGATTCAATGGGCGAAATTCGTAAAAAAATACAAGAAACATATGAATTAGAATTAGAAAGAACATTAGAAGTATGTAAAATATATAATAATAATAATAAACTTCGTTTGTTAATTGATGATTGGTTTGAAAATTTATATGAAATACGAGAAATGGTTATATATAAGAAGGGTTCAAAATTACAAGTATTAGGTCGTAGTTGGTGGGTTTAAAAATTTGGATTAAATAAAAGGGTTAAATATAATACATAAATAGAATTATAGAATATCGTTATTTTGTAAAGAACAAACAATAGATTTATCTGGAAAAACTATTGAAGAGTTAGTTAGTATTCGAAATGAATTTAATGATAAAAGAAAAATTATTGGTGATGAAAGAATTAAAGTAAATAAAACTTTGCGTTTATGTGAGAGTCAATTGAAGGATATTCAAAAATATATAAAAATGATTGACAGAGAAGTAAAATTTCGTCAAGACATCGAAGAAGCGAAAAAATATTATTTCTATGGATAATTCGAGCATTGAAGGCTTTGAATTATTAAGCGAAGACGAGCTTTCTGTCATAACTACAAATATGGACAGAACCGATTATAGAAAATATGGTGTGCCTATAAGATTTTATAATTTGAAGAGAATTTGTAGAGAAGTTATTAACATTAAAAAAAATATCCTAAATGGATATTAACAAAATTAGCAAGAGCAGGTCAATATGATACATTACCACCAGATAAATTTTATAGATATGAATATAAAGATGAATATGATGTCATTTTAATATTGGTGGAATTCAAATTTTATAAACTTAATTATGAATAATAATATATTTAATAAAACAATTTAAACCTAAAACACTCTAAAAATATATAAAATGGCAGATTTTTTTTACAATGATTCTGAACTTCAAATGGAAAGTAAATTAATTTTATGTATTGAAGAACATGATAATAGAAAGGACTCATATTCTGTTGATACTAGATTATTTATTGGTTGGAGTAATCAAGATAATGATTATTTTATCAGAGGAAAACGTGAAGACATTGGTTCAAAGGAATTTGTACCATATGCTTTTCACTGTGATTCAACTGATGAATTATATGATTTTATTGAATTTGTAGTAGGTTCACGAAGCAACACAAGTATTATATTGTATAATTATAATAATATTGATATGAATAGCAGCAATTCAGCATCTTTAAAAGATGATGACCTAACATATGAATTTTTTGAAAAAAATATGGATAGAAATTATGAAATTGCTGCATATGATAGATTAACACTAAAGCGTGGGCAGATTAAAAAATATTTGCGTATGTTAAAGAATATGTATAATTGGGATAATTAAAAATATATATAATAAATGATATCATAGGTAGATTTGTCATATTTAATTTGAGATGTATATGTAATCTTGTTGAAATTACATATTTGTCTAATAATAGTAATAAACGAATTATATGTAAGTTTTCTTTCTAAATATTTGCGTTTAGAAATATGATAATATGGGGTACATTGATTAATAAAATTTTCAATGATATTGTTAAACATGCCTTTTTTGTAAGAATTATTATTAAGTACATAGCATTTTTCAGATTTAACAGCAATATCATCCAATAACTTAATTAGTAATTCATTTGGAACGTGATCTTTAAATATTTGAGATGACATATTATAATAAGTATAGATATAAATTAAATTTTTGTTAGTTTAATTTATATTGGTGTAAACAATAAAATTAATTATTTGTTTAATGCGCTAAATAAATTATTAGAAAATAGTGCTAATTCAATTTCATCTTCATGAATATTATGAAAAATTGTGATATATTTACAAATAATAGGTATAATATTGTATTTTTGTGTTTCTGTTAATGAATTTGTTATTTTAACGAATAAAAAATAATTATCAAGTATGTCCATAACTGAATATCCTTTGTCATAAATATCATATAATAATTTTACAGCAGAAGCAAGGTTAGAATTTTGTAAGAATTGTGTATATTGTTCAAAAATAAAAAAACTGATGTTAGTACAAACTTTAGTAGCTAAGTCAATATCAACATCTTGATTTAATAGTTTAAATTTTTCCATATAATTAATTAAAATCTTAGCATTATTATTGGACACATTTAAAATAAAATCTCTAGCTGAATCAGAAATATGAATATGTTCAGCATCAATGATTTTTTGTATAATTTGATTAAGATGATGTTTTTTAAGTGGTTTGATTTTTATAATAGTAAATCTAGATTGTAAAGACTCAATTACTTTTTGTGAATTACTACAAGATGAAATAAAGTGAACATTATGACTATATTTATCAATACAGTTTCTAAATACTTGTTGACTTTGCTCATTAATAATATCAATATCATCAAGAATAATAATCTTTTTTTTATTTTTAATGGAAGAGCAAGTTTGACAAAATGTTTTAACATCATTACGATAATAATTAATACCTTGTTCTTTGAGAGAATTTATATATAAAATATTATCTTGATATTGAGTTGGTGTATAATCTTTATAATACTCTCTAATAGCAGCATTTAAGAATGTAGTTTTACCAGATCCAATATCTCCGATAAATAATATATTTAAATTATCCATTTTAATTAGTGTGTTAAGAATATCAATCATTCCATCATCAGATACAAAATCATTAAAATATAGTGGTTGATATTTATTTAAAAAAAGTATATGTTCCATTTAATAATTATATACGTTGATAAGTATTTAAGTTTATCTCAGTTTATAATATTATTAAAAATGAGTGATAATTTATATGACATTTTGGAAATTCCAGAAACATCTAATATAGATGAGATAAAAAAATCATATAGAAGATTATCAATGTTGTATCATCCAGATAAAAATAAAAATAATCCAGATGCAACAGCAAAATTTCAGAAAATATCAGAAGCATATGAAACTTTAGGTGATATTGAGAAAAAGAAAGAATACGATATGATGCGAAATAATCCATTTATTAAAATGATGAAGGGTCACCAAGGTGGTAGTTCGGTTCAAAATCCGATGGAAGATTTGTTTGCTAATTTATTTGGAGGTATTCCATTTTCTCATATGTCATCATTTGGTCCAGGTCAAGGTCCTCCTCCATTTGGTGCAAATATTCGTGTTTTTCATAATGGTGTTCAAGTAAATCATCAAGGATTTGTACAAGGATTACAAAAGCCAACGCCAATAATAAAAAATTTAGTAGTTCCAATTGATAAAATACTAACAGGAACAACGATTCCAGTTGATATAGAACGATGGCTAATTCAAGATGGAAATAAGGTGTTTGAAAATGAAACAGTGTATGTAACAGTTCCTAAGGGTATTGATGAGGGAGAAATAATTGTATTACGAGAAAGAGGTAATGTAGCTAGAGAGGATTGTAAAGGTGATATAAAATTATTTATAAAGATAGAAAATGAAACAGAATTTAAACGCAGTGGATTGGATCTTATATATGAAAAAATAATTAGCGTAAAAGAAGCATTGTGTGGGTTTACTTTTGAGCTAAAATATATAACAGGGAAAGTATATACGATCAATAATAACTCTGGAAATATAATTAATAATGGATATAGAAAAATAATACCGAATATGGGATTTACAAGAGAACAACATAGTGGAAATCTAATAATTATTTTTAATGTAAAATTTCCAGAGAAACTAACAGAGGAAACAATGGAACAACTTAAAAAAATAAATTTTTAAAGACAAATTAATATACCATATTGGTAGGAATAGCATTCGTTAGATATCTAATTTAGGAATTCCATTAAAGTGTGAGAGTTAGTTATCTAAAAGGTGATTTTCCGAATGAGTCTTTTATTAGGCAAGATATTTTAAACCAAAACTCTTGAACGATAGGAGCGACTTTAAAGACCGAATGTGTTTAAAATTATTTAATTTCTACATAAATGACCCTTTACATTAGTAGTGGAGCACTAGTCTTGTGCTAAAAACCGGAAAACTAGAGGTCCTGGGTTCAATTCCCAGAGGGTCTTTCAAAAGATTGAAATTATTAAATGCTTATATAATATAATAGAATATATAAATATTTAACATACAAGATGTATCAAAAAGATAATTTCGAATTAAATCAAATTATTGATGAGTTTAATCAAAGAATAATTGCTGCTCATTATATTGATGGTAAAAATAATTTAATTGATACAAGTACTAACGCAAGTCCAAATGGACATCAAATTTATCATTTATATACTAATAGAGAAATAACACATCAAAAAGGAGAATGGGCTTATCTTCAACGTTCAGAATTTTGTTTCGAATATAGTATATCACCTGTAAAAAATTACCATTTAAATTTGTTAATGAAGTAGATAATGGTATCTCATGTTCTATACTAACATATGAAGAATGTAAACATCTCAGAGAAGAAATGCTAAGTTATATTAAATAAAAGTTATTTAATGCGTTTAAAAAAATAAAATATAATATATTTTATATATGCCAAGTTTATCAGGGTCTGGAGGTCGTTCATCACATGTTAATTATGCATCAACTTATTGGTTTGGTCGTATGTTTCCTTTTTTACAATCAGCTCCAAATATTAGACGCGGTGCACAAGTTTTAGCAGTTACATATCAGGCAGATACTGGAGCATCTGGAGGCTCGTTAAAAAGAGCTGCTAGAGGTTTAAATATTTATTAATTAAATAGTTTTTTATCTTATGATATAATATAAAATGGGTTCAGGAGCAAGACTTGCCTCAAGAATTTATACTAACTCTTTTGCTGGAAAAGAAAGAGAGATGGCTTTTCCTTTTAAGCCAAACAATTACTTTGGATTTCAAAATAAAACACAATATTCTTATAATGTATATCATCAATTAGCAAATAACGGTGCTGGTTTTGGTTCTCGTGGAGCTCGTTGGGCTCGCGTTAATAGTGTACCTGTAGCATTTATTCCACCATACCATTAAATAATTAAGAAAAACTATAATATATTTTTTGATATAAATATATTATAATGCGAGGTAAAAAACCTTATAACATACGTAATGTAGAAGCTCATCTTAATACATTTAGAACAATTCAACCTACTAATAATCTTGTTTTTCAAACAGCTGCAACAAATGTAATACAACCAACTGAACAACAACGTCAAAATGAATATATTAATGCAAAATTTGGTGTATCTAAATATGCATCTAATTTAGTTTCAGGAAGAATGTTTAAAAAGATTTAATCAAATTTATCATCATACTTATGTGTTTTTTTCCACAATTGCTAATATGGATTAAATACTAATTTTATTTCTTCTTTTTTCATCATTTGTTAGTTCTTTATTTTGTTTTTCTTGGTTTCTATTATATTCTAAAACTCTATATTCGGCATTAGACATAGAGTTTAACACTGGTGCCTTGTGGCTCATAACTATATTTGGAAATAAACCAAAGAGTGGAATTCTCCAACCGTAGTACTTAATAATAATATCCTTATTTGGTTCTAACTTATGCCAATCCTCTATAGAATCCCATTTCCAATACCATAATGAATTATTTACATTATAGTGTTTACCGTTATCATCCACAATCATAAATTCTGTAAATCCATTTCTATCAAAAAGATATTTTTTATTAATTTGAATAATTTTATTTTCAACTGTTCCTAAAGCATAGGAACAATGTCCTAAAAGTGCAGAAGTAGCAAAACCAATAGTATATAATACAACAATTCTATTAATTTCAGAATTATTAGATTCTAACGAATTAAATAATGGTGTAAAAAATTTAACAAAAGATCTTGACATTAATTTAAAATATTAATAAACCTTTAAATATATTTTACAATTTATAAATGTAACATTTGATGTATACTTGGTGTTACATTTAGATTAACTGCTGGATTAGTTGAATATCCAGGTGTATAATATATAATTTGTGGAGCAGGAGGATATATAGATAAGTTAGTACTTGGATTGTTATAAAAATTTGGTTTTATTTGATTTTGTCCTAATTGGGTTAAAAATTTACCACATTTTTGTCCATTTGTACATGAAGTAGCATGAATCATTTTAGCGCGTCTGGTAGCGACACTAGATGCGCCTACACCTGAACCAGGTGTATATTTATTCCAAAATTCATTAGGTTGATTACATATAGTAGTTCCTCCTGGAGTAAATTGTGTGCTTCTGCGAGCTCCAACGCCAACATTTTTTTTGTAAAGAAATCCTGGGAAGGTGTTACCACCAAACCAAAATTGTCCATAACTATTTGATCCTGTTCTAAATCCTTTACGACTTGACATTTATATACATAGTTTATATTTTTATTTTATATACTTTTAAAAAAAGTATAAGAAAATAATATAAAATAAAATAAAAATAATTATTTAACTTAGGTGCCTTTGGTTTAAGAAATTTTTCTAGTAGGAATGTCACTGGCTACAACATAAATAGAATTTTCAGTAATAACAATATATTCATTTAAAGATTTATAAAACTTTGCAATAGGAGATGTGTACTCCTCAGCAGACTTAACTAGCAATTTTTCACCAGAACCTTCTCTAACTCCAATAAGGGCTTTCTTATCTAAAGAGTCAGTCCAATAATCAAACATGACCGGTTTATCTTCAACAATAGATAACTTGGTTGCGTTTTGTAAAGTAGCATCGCAAGGAAGACGATAGGTAGTATTATTAGTAGTAACGGATGGTCCTTGTATGTGTACAGAAGTTGTTGTTTGAGGTGCAGTTGGAGCACTTCCTGATTTTTGTTCAAACGAAGACATTTATAATAAAATTAAATTTAAAGTCTTTAAATACTTATATTTAAAAAGTATTTAATATAAAATATATAATTAATTATTATAATGAAAACTAAAAGTACTACTAATACTTCATTAAGTGATAACACACATTTTATTCTATATAATACAGCAAATTATAAATCATATATAGAAAATTCAGCTTCAGATATTTTAAATAAATATGTTGAAGTATTAATTGAATATATGAGATTTATTTCAGAAAAAATAATGATGAAAAATAAGTTATATTATCGTTTTATTTTTGAAAGAGGAGTAGAAACAATAACTCATGTTTTTTCAGTAATTTTTTATTATACAAAAAATTTAGAACTAACATTTTATCATAGTCAAAAAGCTTATTATTTTTATATTGAATTTATTGAACAAATTTCAGATGATAATGTAACATTTTTACAATTAAGTTCACGTGATGCGATACTATTTGTTTACAAGAAAACTATTTTTGATCTAAATAATGAATATAGGAAGAATATTCTAGAACCTACTACTGAAGATAAAAAAATAATGATGATACTAGATTCTCATACTTATATTTATAAAAATATTATAAAATTTATTATTTATCATAATGATTTTAAATATGAAACAAAAATGGATTATATAAATAAATGTTGTGATTCAATAGAGTTTATTAGTATGACATTAAATATAGCTTCAAGTAAAATCAAGGGGAATTATATGGATTGTTTATATTTATTTATTATATTATTAGCTGATAAAAAAATAGATATATTAGATTTTTTTAGAGTATTAAACGAGTTTATTAAGAAAATTATAATTAAGAAAAAAATAGATGAAAAAGTAATTAAAAATAAAATATATGATTCAGAAATAAATAATTTTATAAATAATAATGAATTAAATATGATTGTAGAATGGATATTTTCCGATTAAACCTCTTTTTCAACCAGTTCAAGCTTTACAGCATTCTTAGATTGTCTAGGCTTTCTTAGTTTTTTAGCAGGTTTTACTGTAGTTATTTCTATAATTTCATTTGCAATATCTTCTTCAATTAATTCTTGTAAACTTGTAAAATGTTTTGTTATATGTGAGTCATGAGATTTAACGGCTACTTCATCAACTATGCCAGTAACAATATGAATTGTCTTCCTACGAATTTTCTTCTTTTTATCTTTATTTGCCAAATCAGCAGGCGTAATAATCTTTTGACAAATATATTTAAATTCTTCCTTTAAAAGTGCTTTGAGGAAATGATAAATATCTTGCAAAATATGTTCATCACACATTCCAACAATTAAAACACTACCAGTTCTAAAAATCATAAATGATACTTCAGTAATATTTTTATATTTATCCTTATTTTCTGTTGTTATTTGCATTCCAGTTTGAACCCCAATATCATTATTATAATAAAACTTACATTGAATACCAGGATATGAACATGGGTCGTAAATAGCTTGTATATTATATTTGCTTCTAAGAATATCATATAAAACCTCTCTATTTACATAAAATCCGCAATTAAAATTAGAGTTGATTAGAACAGTGTCACTATTTTCAAAATAGGTGAGGTGTGTTAGATAGAATGGTTGTAAAATATTAACAATATGATTTAATACAATTTCAAACATTCCCTCACTTTGTACTCCAGGAATCTCTAGTTTTCCTGTATTAAACACTTTAATATGAAATTCTCTAAATAATTCATCAATTTTAATACGAAGAATCATTACAAAACAGTTATAAAATGCTTGCTTCTTCTTAGAGCGATAACTCATAATATCTTTTTTAGATACACCAATTGTAATTTTACGAATATCTTTAAATTTAATTCGTCCATTGGGATTATCAATGTGAGACATAATATGTTGGTCATAATAAAGTTCTTTTTGTAAACGCTGTTGAACAAATTCTAACTCCTCAGGTGTTTTTGAATTAATTTTAATTTGCTTTTTAATAACACCATTTTGCGGAGTAGAATAAGCAATAACAGGAATATCCCAAAATATTTTTAGATCTACAGGTTGAGTAAGATACGCAATTTTTGATTTTGTAGAAATATAAATATCAGTAGGCTCAGGAACTTTATTTTCAGATATATTTGTTGAATTTAATTCCTCAGAATATTCATTAAATTCATCGTGTAAATTATTATTTTCGGTATCAGATGATTCTTCACCATATTTATTCGTGAGAAAGTTGGTCCATTCATCATCAATATTGTTTGTTAGGTTCATTTCCATAAGTATACTTTGGATTATATCTTTATATTCTTTAAATTATTTTATTTCAATTATTTTCTTTTAATATAGAATAATGAACAGTTGTAAACCACGAATCATTCATGAAAGGAGTAAAATTATTCCGATTTCACAAACATCTCCTACAATTAAGAAGGAAGGATTTAGCATAAATGAATATAGTTTAAAACAGAATTTTTTTGATCCCTCAAAAAGCTCACCACCTAACGAATTTATGTTAAAGTTAAGATTAAGAATGTCTCACTATGATTCCTTCAATAATCTTGAGAGTTTAATTAATGAATAGTTTACATAATAACTGTTTTTACAATCTTCAAAATGTATAATATTTTCAACAAAATTAAAATATTCAGGAATATTTAAAAGTTCCTTATTACGAATAATATAATTTAAAAAATCTTTAATTATATTCTTTTTATCTATATTATAACGACGACTTATATCATCTGTAAAATTTTTTAATGATGATATATCGTCACCTTTTTCAATTTTAAGAAATAGATTATCCCAAATACTATCATCAATTATACATATCTCTTCATCTTTTATATTCTGATTTGATTGCATAAAATTTATCATACTTCTTATATCTGATTTATACAACTTTTGTATTAAACATAATGATTTTTCTGTTAGATTAAGATTTTCACATATAGAAATATTATTCAAAAATTTGATTATGCTATTTTCTGGCAGTTGATTAAATCTTAATCTTAAAAATTCATTTTGTAAACCTTCATCAATACGACTAATATAATTACATATTAAACAAAAACGTACATTATTTGAAAAATTTTGTAAGAGATATCGTAATGCTTGTTGAGCATTTTTTGTCATATAATCAACTTCATCCAATATAACAAATTTCATTCCATGATTAAACATAGTCTTTGAATTAACAAATTGATTTATTTGGCTTCTTATAATATCAATGCCACGTTCGTCAGATGCGTTTAAATGTATCATTAATTCTTTGTTTTTTTGGTTTAATTTTTCCTGATATGTATTAACAAGATTAATAATTGTAGTTGTTTTACCAGTTCCAGGAGGACCATAAAATAATAAATTCGGAAAATATCCTGTTTCAATAATATTCATTAAAATCTTTTTATTTAGAGGATCTAAAACTATATTATCAAATTCGGTTGGTCTATACTTTTCTACCCATACATTACTTGTCATTGTATGAATAAACTAACAAAATATGTTTAAGTTTTTTACATTATTTATACAATAATTATTATATAAAAAAATTGAAAAATATATTATAATTATATTTTATGGCACACACAACAATGTCGTCTCATCCCGAATCAGGATATTTAGAAATTATACTTGGCGGAATGTATGCCGGTAAAACTAGTAGATTAGTTGAAATATATAAACAATGTAAGTTTTGTAATATATCCGTTGCAGTAATAAATCATTCTATTGATAATCGTTATGACGATGAACTGCTTTCAACACATGATCAAGTAAAAATTCCTTGTATCAAAACCGAACGTTTATTTGATATTTGGACAGATAATTTTGATATTGAAAATAATATTGAACATATTAAAAGAACAAAAGACAAATTAAAGGTATTAAGCAGTAATGTTATTTTAATAAATGAAGGACAGTTCTTTTCAGATCTTGAAGATTTTGTAAAAAAATTATTGGAATATGGTAAAAAAGTATATGTTTGTGGTTTGGATGGTGACTTTGAACGTAAAAAATTCGGTCAAATATTAGATTTAATTCCTTTATGTGATAAGGTTACAAAACTAACATCATTATGTAGTTTATGTAAGAATGGAACTCCTGGAATATTCTCAAAAAGAATTACTTCTGAGAAAGCTCAAACTGTTGTAGGCTCTGATAATTATATTCCAGTTTGTAGGAATTGTTATTATAAATAGTGTAACTTATTAATTAATAAATATCTTGGTATTTTTTTAATAATTGTACGAAAATATATATATTAAAACAATTTAAATTAAATTATACATTAATTTACATAAATACTATGGGACCAAAAAGTAAAAAGGTGGACAATATAGAAACCTCTACAAATGAGGAAATAAAAGCAAAGAGAGGACGTAAGTCTAAAAAAGAACTGATGGCAGCTTTAAATATGGAATCTTTTATTAAAGACAAACAAACAAAAATAACTTTACAAAATACAATTAATTTAAGTGTGTCAGAAATTGAAAATAGTTCAATACAAGATATAAATAATAAAAATAATGTATATGAAGAAGTTTTAAACGATAACGATAATAATTTAGAAGAAGGTAATAATGAATTTAATAATATTATTATTCCATCAACAACTATAACTATAACTACAACCACAGTTGATGAACCAAAAATCGCAAAAAAAAGGGGTAGAAAGCCAAAGGGAGGAAAGATAATACAACAAGTTGTTAATAATAAACCACAAAAAGATGAAAAACCAAATGTAATTTTACATTTAAAATGTTCTATGAAAGATTTACAATTATCTTCACAAAATAATAATATTGTAGAATCATATAATTTTTTAAGTGCAAAGAATGATTTAAACTATGAAATTATTGGTAATGAAAATATAAATACAGTTAATATTTTTAATGATAAAACAACAACTGCTATTTCAAATTTAGATTCTTGTTATGATTATGATGATTATGATGATGACTCTGTTTGTAGAGATTCAACGAAAGAGATTTGGAAGAAATTAAAACAGTTAGAACATAATTTACACATTAATAATGTAAATAACAAGCGTTCCGCATGTTTTTGGGATACATGTGAGTTTGATAATCCACCAATTTATATTCCTAAACATTTTATAAATGGTACTTATCATGTATATGGATGTTTTTGTAGTCCTGAATGTGGTGTAGCTTATTTAATGAATGAAAATATAGATAGTTCAACTAAATTTGAACGTTATCACTTATTTAATCATATTTATAGTAAAATCTATGATTATAAAAAGAATATTAAACCTGCGCCTAATCCATATTACATGTTAGAAAGATATTACGGAAATTTATCAATTCAAGAATACAGATCATTATTAAGAAATGAAAGATTATTTTTGATTGTTGATAAACCACTTACAAGAATATTACCTGAATTACATGAAGATAATGACGATTTTATTTTAAATAATAAAATTATTCCTTCAAATAATTATCATATAAAAGCTCGTTTACAACGAAAAAAACAAAATAAAAGTTCAATATTGAATGAAAAATTTGGAACTACTAATTCAATCCTATTAGAATAAATAATTATATTTCATAAAAAGAAATATTATTATTAAAAATTTATACTTCAGTTATTATCTCAATAATATTTTTTCCTGTATAACCTCTGATACAACCTAAAATAAATGCGCCAATAACTACATTTCTTAATGCTTTTTTATCAAATTCTAGAATAGCACTTACAATTACAGCTGAGGTTACGCAATTATACCCCAAGATAATATATCAATAAATTTATCAAACATTAATATTATATTAATTATATCGTCTTTAAATTTATTTAATATTCTATTTCAAACAATCCATCTTCTTTAAATCCATCTTCTTTAAATCCAAATTCTTCTTTTGTTAGTTCTGTTATATATCCCATTTGATTAGAAATTAAACGCACCCCCTCACCAGATATAAAATCATAAGAATAATGAGTATGTCCACTGATCCAACATAATATATTAGAATAATTATCAAAATCTTTTATTGTACTATTAGGATGACTAAAGTAATTTTTCATCATTTTGTCTTGTAAGCTATATTTTGAATGAGATGTACCACTTTGTTGTGGTGGAAAATGTGTCATAACAATTACTTTTTTATCCTTTGTTAGTTCATTTATATTTAAAACTTCATAGATTTTAGATGAATCTTCAAAATACATTTGATTTACATCTCTTGGTTCTAATTCAAGAGGTCTATGATCTATTCTATTCCGTTTAACACGTATCATATTATAATCGTTTATGTACATTCTTGCTTCATACCCTGTAATAAACGGAGATTGAGTCCAAAAAGTAGAACCTAATACAATTATTTCATCATTCAAACTAACAAATTCATTATCTAAAATATTTATATTTGATAGTTTTCTATTCTTTATATATTCTTTGACTTGTATTTTAATTTTTTGAATATATGAATTTGTATTCCAATAATCATGATTTCCAAAGACATAAAATGTTTTTTCCCAATTATCATTACAATATGTTAAAAATTCTCCAAATGAGGGATGACTAAATCTAGTTATATCTCCTGCTAAAAATAAATATGGCGATTTTGGGGTGATCTTTGGGATACTTTTTGTTAGTTCTAAATGTAAATCTGAGTATATTTGAATTGATATTTTTCTTAATGACATGTTAATATAATATTAATATTAATAATTATATTTATATTATAAATCAATTTTTAATTCTTTTCTTTTCACGTTCATCCGATTCCTTGAAATTTTCAATGACTTGAACCATATTAATTGGATTTTTTTCTCTATATGTTTTCATTGAACTATCTAATGTTGTTCTAATTTGTCTAAAAATTTCTTGATTTACAGATTTAACTTTTCTTTCTTCTTTTTTCTCTGGGATTCCCATATAATCTTTTATTACTCGCATAAAATCACAATTAAATAAGCGTAATTTTTCTCTAGCTTCTTCTGCTGTATAGTTTGTTTGAGACATAACTTTTTGTACGTGTTGTTCAATTTCATCATTACTAAAAAAACTTATTCCGTCTGACATATATTATTACAATAAATATTTTTTAAATCATATTAAACGAATAGTGTTATAGTATATTATCTAAATAATGACAAGCACTATGGATAATATTGAAAAATTAATTCAGATGGCAACTATTGAACATATGTATACAATGTTACAAAAAATGAAAAATGATAATGTAATTAATCAACCTAAGGAATCTAATTTTTCTGATGAAAAATATTCATCTCAAAATAATGCTTTAATTGGTAGCTTACAAAATGAAATTAGGCATTTGAAACAATGCATTAGTGATATTAATACAGTAATTATGAATCATGATGATAAGTTATTAGTAAGTAAGGAGGAGTATTGGAAATTAGCTATGAAAGTTACTGATTTGGAAAGAGAGATTAATGAAATTAAAAGCAATACAAATAATAACAGTAAGTTTTTATGTCAGCAAATTAGAGGACAACAGAAATTAACTAGTTATCCCGGTTTTTCTAATGGTTCTCCCAAAGATGAAGCACATATTAAACTAAAGATTGAAGAAAAAGAATCAAATGATGCTGACAAAGACTCAAATGATTCTGGAGATACCGAAGAAGCCTTAAATGAACAATTATCAGAAGAAGAGTATGAAGATGAAATAGATGAAGAAGATATAAATCCATTGATGATTACTTGTTCAACAATTTCTTTGAATAACCCTATTGTTAAAACAGAAGAAACTATACGAGGACCAGTAGAAACACTTGAATCAGAGGTAGAAGCTGAATCTGAAGCTCAAGAGGAACAATCAGAAGAAGAGGAGGAACAATCAGAAGAAGAAGTTGGTACCGAAGATGAATCTGAAAATTTAGGAATGGTTGAAACAAAAATTACAAATAACATTCAGAAGGAAGAAGAGGAAGAAGAGGAAGAGGAAGAAGAAGAAGAGGAAGAAGAGGAAGAGGAAGATGAAGAATTATCCGTTGGAGAGGAATTAGGTGAACATATTGAACCTGTTACAGAGTCAATTAATGATAAGCCTAATGAAGAAGTAGAGGAAGAAGTAAAGGAAGAGGAAGAGGAAGAGGAAGAGGAAGAGGAAGAGGAAGAGGAGGTATTTGAAATTGAAATTGACGATGTAACTTATTTTGCTACTGGTGAAGAAAATGGTATTCTATATGAAATGACAACAGATGGAGATATTGGTAAAAAGGTAGGAATTATCAAGGATGGAGAGCCAATTTTCAATTAAATAGTGTAAACTCTTTTCTATATATATAATAAGTCAAATGTTTAGTTTATGTGCACCAGCATTAATATATGTAGCATTTTCATTAACTCAAATAGTTATAGATACATTTAAAGGATTATATAATACAGCATTTTTTAAAGTAATTGTAATGGTAATAATTACAATACTTTTAAATGCTTTATGTCAGGCAGGAATGGGTATAATTTCATGGATAATAGTATTTATTCCTTTTATTTTTATGTCAGTAATAGTAGGAATATTGCTTTATGTATTTGGATTAGATCCAACAACTGGTACATTAAATATACATTGTGATAACTGTAATGGTTCATCAACAACAAAAAAAAGTGGTAATTTAATATACAGTTCAATGATAAAAACTCCAAATAAAACAGTTAAATATGTTGATGTAACTTATTCAGAAACTCCATCAGAAAAAAATGACACAAATGAAGAAGTTGCGCCATATTGGTCAAGTGATCCTCAATACGAATAATTTAATTTTATAACAAGTATAATAAAACTATTTAAATAATTAATATATATTAGTATATGATGTATTTAATAATACTAATTAGTTTGATAGTGGGTTTTCAATTTATGGAGATAAATCTAAGATTTCCAATTCATTATGAAATATACATAAATTATTTATTTGAAAAAATAGAAGGGTTAAAATATCAATATATATATTTAAAAGAAAAAATAGTGCCAGTAATAATTAAATTGGGATACAATTTATTATATGGTTTTAGTGTTTGTCAAATCCAAATGAATAAAATTATAAATATGATAGTTCCACATGTTAAAAGATTAAAAAAATATTTGAATGATAACAATATAATAGTTGAAGTAAAAGTACAAATATTAAATATAATTAATAAAAATGGAATAATAAATAAAAAAATGATAATATCAGAAAAAGCTCATGATTTAAGCCAAATATGTGAATATATATTTGATGATGAAAATGTGTCAGGTGTAGTTTTACATGAAAAAAATAATGATACAAATTGTGTAAATAGAATATATATGGAAAAATGTCCTGAATTGAAAGAAGGTAAGTTAGATTATAAGTTGTCAAAAATATCTTTTATGATGGTAGAAATAGAGCATAATAATAAGAAATACACAATAGAATTAAAGAATGATGAGCACAACTATTATATTGTAAATAATTCTTTAAATCAAAATTTCTTCAAATATTATTTGAAAAATATCCTAAAAGCATCAACTAATGATGATAATTTTGACTACACTGTAACGATTATTGATCATAATGTTAATTTTATTACACTTCTACCAGAACAGTATATCATTTTTAATGAGGATGATTATACTATTTTTCCTATTTCTGAAACTAATAAACCTACAAATTATGTAGATATTTCTGATACTACTAATAATGATGAACAAGATTCAATTGATTCAGATAAATCTGACGGTTTTGTTAAACTTGAACCAGATAATTAACCCATATTTTAACACCCAAATTAGTATTAATATATATATTTTAAAATCATTTAAAAAAAATTGAATTAATTATCTATATAATGGAATCCTATCATACTGATTTAACAATGGCTACTGCAAGTGCTACCGAAAGTTCTGTATTTCACAAGTTGAGATATAAGTGGAATCTTTGGGCTCATTTACCTCAAGACCCTGATTGGACTGTTAAAAGTTATAAGAAAATTTATCAATTTAAAACAGTTGAAGAAGCTATTGCTATTACTGAATCAATGCCTGCTGATTTTGTAAAAAATTGTATGTTATTCATTATGCGTGACGGAATTACACCTATGTGGGAAGATTCAAAGAATAGAAACGGAGGTTGTTTCTCTTACAAAGTCTCTAATAAAAATGTTTTTGAAGTTTGGAGAGACCTCACATATGTTCTAATTGGAGAAACAATCAGCACTAATGTCATTTTTGTTAATAGTGTGACAGGTATTACCATTTCACCAAAAAAAAATTTCTGTATCGTTAAAATTTGGATGACCAATTGTGAACATCAAAATCCTCAAATTGTTACCAGTGAAATCAGAAATTTAGCACCCCAAGGTTGTTTGTTTAAAAAACATACACCTGAATTTTAAAATATATTATAATTAAAATTATTTAAACATTTATTAATTAATAAAATATAATGAAATATCCTTTTGTTATATTTTATCGTAAAGAAAAATATTCTAATATAGATGATTTTTTTATTCAAAATGCTAATAAACTAGATTGTTCCATTTTTATTGCTGATAATATTGAACATGTAAAAAATCTTCATAATCCAAATTTTCATTTATTAATTACTTATGGAGATTCTCCAATTGAGTATGAAGATGAATTACGTTCTACTATTTCTGAAACAATGTTAATTCGTCATACTCATTTATTATCAACATCTAATATATGTTCAAATGTAAATATTTTCAATAATTTCTTTAATAAATTATATATTGAACTTTGTACTTTTGAACGTAGCAAAACAAGACCAACTTTTTCTTTGTTTACTCCATCTTACAATTCTTATAACAAAATTATACGTGTTTACGATAGTTTGATAAAACAAACATTGATTGATTGGGAATGGATTATTATTGATGATTCGCCCGATGATAAACATTTTTATTTTTTAAGAGAAAAATTTAGTGCTGATTCTCGTATACGTTTTTACAGAAGAGCTTCTAATAATGGTAGTATTGGAAATGTTAAAAATGAAACAATCGGATTATGTCGTGGTAAATATGTTCTTGAAATGGATCATGACGATGAATTAATGCCTTATGTATTACAAGAATCTTCTCAATTATTTGAATCTAAACCAGAAATTGGATTTATCTATTATGATTGCGCATGTATTTATGAAAATGGAAGCAATCAATGGTATGGTGATTTTATATGTAAAGGTTATGGTGGATATTATTCACAAAAATATGAAGATCATTGGAGATTAGTTTATATTACACCTAATATTAATAATATTACTATGAGTCATCTTGTATGTTGCCCAAATCATCCTAGAATATGGAGACGAGAAACTCTTTTACAAATGGGCAGTTATTGCGAATACTTACCAATTTGTGATGATTATGAAATTATACTCAGAACATCTATGTCAACAAAAATTGCTAAAATACATAAACTTGGATATATACAATATATGAATGAGTCTAATAATAATTTTTCTTTAATTAGAAATTCTGAAATTAATCGTATTGGACCATATTACATTTCACCTATTTATTTTAAACATTTTGATATTAATAACAAAATGGCAGAAAAAAATGCGTATGAAGATGAAATTTATATAGAACAACATTCAAAAATATGGGAAAGAGATCAAACTAAATATACACATAAGTATTGTAATATAATTGTAAATAATGACTATGATAAACAATTTTGTATTATTGGATTTGACAGTTTATTACAAAATCTTGATAGAATTAAAAAATTGTATGAAAACTCTAGAAATGATTTTATAGTTCTAGAAAATAAAGGTACACTTCAATATTTACAAGAGAGATTAGAGAGATATAATTTTTCTCGTATAAAATGTTATACGCTTGTTGATACTTCAAATGAACAACTTATTAATTATTTTAAATTGCTATACCTATCTGTTGCTGAATATGAAATTATTAATTGTGATATCAAAAAACCTAAGTTCAATACTAATTTACATAAACGTTCTGAAATTATTAACAAATTAACAAATGAAAATAATAAATATTTAGAAATAGGAGTTGAATATGGTGAATGTTTTAATGAAGTACACTTCTTAAATAAGATAGGAGTTGATCCGGACCCCAAATTTTCACCAAAAAGTGGAGAAATTATTAAACTAACATCTGATGAATATTTTGGACAATATTTAATATGCGAAACAGCATCTATTGATTCTGATGATTGTGTAGAAAATATTAAAGTACCTAATTTTGATGTTATTTTTATTGATGGAATGCATCAATCTGAATATGTACTAAAGGATATTAATAACTCTCTTCAAGTTCTCTCTACAAATGGAACAATATTTATTGATGATATATTACCATTTAATTATAATGAACAACTCAAAATACCTATTAAACATTATTATGAAAATGGTATACTAAAATATGGTGAAAATTGGACTGGAGATGTATGGAAGGTTATTTATCATTTAGTTACAAATTATAAAGATAAAATAGAATCATTTAAATATTTCTACAATATTAATTTTAGAGGTATAGGAGCTTTTAAATTTAAAGAAATATTTCAAATTGATCCCCATTGCATTGATATTATAAATTCTTATGATTATTTTAAACATTTCTCTGACTACATAAATCAAATACAATCTTTTACTGTGTAAGTAAATAAAAAATAATTTAGTATTAAATTAATATAATAAATTATTTACATATTTTCTAATCCTTCATTAGTAAATTTTAAATTCTGTAATAATCTATCCCTACTACTAGAAAAATCTGGGTCATCAATAATTTTTTCTAAACAAATCTTCGCTTCATGATATTTTTTTAACCAATAACAACTAACAGCCATCTCATCATATAAATATTTATCATAAGCCGAATGTTGAGTTTCTGGATATTTTATTACAGCATCTTCATATTTTAATGATATTGCAAGTTTTAATAATTCATATGATTTATCAAACATTTGTTTTTTATTACAATAAAGTGCCCAATAATAATAAGGTTCTGCTCTATCTGAAAAAATATTTATTGCCTTTTTATAATATCTTTCTATTTCTTCATATGAGTCATTAGTATCTGTTAATAATAATGATAAATTAATATATATTTCATATTGAACACTAAGAGTTGTATCATTAGTAATCATTTTTTCACATTTTTTAAAAATATTAATAGCAGAAAGTACATCTGTTTTTTTTAATTCACACGCATTATTATAAAATAAATAAATATCATTAGGTTTTGAAGTATTAAATCTATATAAATTTGGTGATATTTGTGTATAATTATTTGTATTTTCAGATGTATTTTCAAATGTATTTTCAGATGTATTTTCAGATGTATTTACAATACTTGATTTACTACTATCTTTAATAGTATCAGTATTCTCACTAATTTTATTTTCAATCTTTGGGATAATAAATGACACTTTTTCCATAAATAGTATATATTATTTTTTTTATATATTAATAAAAATATATTATTAATTTTTAAAATTATAAGTTAAAAACTACATATAAATTTATTATTAATATTATGGAATTAAAAATTCATGATAAACCTCCTACTGTTTGTTTAAATATGATTGTAAAAAATGAAGAACATATTATAAAAGAAACTCTAGAAATGCTTTGCAATAAGATTAAATTTTCATATTGGGTTATTTGTGATACAGGTTCAACTGATAATACGAAAGAGATTATTTGTAACTTTTTTAAAGAAAAAGAAATATATGGGGAGATTTTTGATCATCAATGGAAAAATTTTGCACATAATAGAACTTTAGCATTAGACATGGCTTTTAATAAAAGCGATTTATTATTTATATTTGATGCTGATGATGAAATTCATGGAAATATAGTAATACCTAATATTATTGATAATGATGGTTATCTATTAAATTTTGGAACATCAGAAGGTATTTCATACCAAAGAATTTTGTTAGTTAATAACAGAATTAAATGGAATTATCAATCTGTTATTCATGAATATATTAATTGTTTAAAACCAAATGCCAATATAACTACTTTGAAAGGAGATTATTATGTTGTATCCGGGCGTCGTGGTAGTAGAAACCAAGATCCAAATAAATATCTAAAAGATGCTAAGATATTAGAAGAAGCATATCATGAAGCTAAATCAAATAATGATTCTCTTTATTTACGTTATGGATTTTATTGTGCTAATAGTTATAAAGATGCTGGTATGTCAAATGAATCTATCAAATGGTATAAAATAACACTTAATAATGATAATTGGATTCAAGAAAAATATATGAGTTGTCTTAATTTATACTATGAGTACAATAGAATTGATGAAAAGGAAAAAGGATTTTATTACTTAGTTGAATCATTAAAATATGATACAGAAAGAATGGAATGTGTATATTATCTTGTAAATCATTATTTATTAAATGATTTACCTTATTTAGCTTATAATTATTATAGTTTAATTAAAGATTTTTATGAAAATAGATATTTAAATAGTAGTAATGAAGGTAAACTTTTTATTGAAGTTGATAAAGCTAATTTATTACTACCATACTATATGATTTTACTTGCTGATAAAGTAAAAGATAAATTTGTTGAGGCTAATAAAACTATAATAAAAATGTATGAAATAATATTTACTAAAAAATATCCTTCAAACCAGGACTTCTTAATTGGTAATCTATTATATAATTTACAATTTTTTATTGATTTATGTATGAGTTCTGATGGTTTTAAAGAATTATTCCAGAGTTATATTGATTTTCTTCAAAATAAACTAAAGTATAATTTGGTTAAACATGATTTCTTAAAAAAATACACTAAATATGGTCTAAATTTTGAATGCTTTAATATTAGTATTTCATCATTTACATTAGATGAGTGTAAAAAAAGTAATAAAATACTATTTTATACTGGTTTTGCTAATCTACCTTGGAACTATACATATAGTTTAAATAATGCTCTTGGAGGTTCAGAAACTGCTGTTGCTAATCTTTCAAAAGCATTTCCAAATAATTTTGAAATTTACGTGTGTGGTTCAGTAGCTGAAGAAAAGTTTGACAATATAAAGTATGTTCATCTTAATAATATTAGAGAATTAGTCAAAAATACACCATTTCATAGTGTTATAGTCTCAAGATATATTGGATTTTATGAAATGTTTCCAGAAACATCGTTTTATCAATCATATATATGGGGTCATGATATTTGTATTTATAATTATGGTTGCGATTTAGATGTTAGTTCTATTCTTAAAAAATGGAATTCTAAAATTACTGGTTGTATTTGTCAAACAGAATGGCATAAAAATTTATTTATTCTACAATATCCTGAATTAAAAGATAAAATATTTACAATTAATAATGGTATTCTTACTGATAAATTTATAGATAAAACAGTTAAATTCACAAATAGATTTATATATACATCATGTGCTGAAAGAGGGTTAGATAGATTAATTGAATTATGGCCATCAATTATTGAAATTCTTCCTGATGCAGAATTATTTATCGCATCTTATAATAAATTTCCTCAAAATGATCATGAAAGACAACTTGAAAATATTATTAATAAATATGATAGCATAAAACACGTAGGTTGTTTAAATAAAGATAAATTATATGAACTTATGTCTTCTGCTGAATTTTGGTTATACCCAACCAATTTCCAAGAAACATCATGTATTACATCTATGGAAATGCTAATGTCAGAAGTAATATGTATTTATTATCCAATAGCAGGTCTTAATAATACTCTTGGAGATTACGGAATACAAGTAGAAAGAGGTAATGAAATACAAACAATTCTTGATTTAACGAGTAGAGAAAAAGTTTCAATAAGAAAAAGAGGTAAAGAGTATGCACTTACATGTAGTTGGATAAATAGGGCTAATGAATGGAATAGATTAATTTTCTGTAATAATGTAACTAATAACCCTATAACTGATATCCCTATAACTGATAACCCTGTAACTGCTTATCCTGTACACGATATAAGAAAAATAGATGTTACATTTAAATATGGTACAGAGACTACAAACATTGATATTACAAATATAGTAATTGATAAATTAATAAAAGATAATCATATTTTTATACAAAAAAATGATGATTATAGGGCTAGTATTTTTACAGATCCTATTTTTGGAGTAAAAAAAAATATATATATTACTGACAATAATAATAATATTTTACAAGAATATTCGGCAGATGAAGAAGTAATATATTCTCTAAATTTTGATTTTGATACAAACTGTATAAAAGTAATAAATTTAAAAAGGCGTATAGACAGAAAAAATGATATTATAAACCAACTTGAGAAAGAAGAAATAAAAAATTATGAAATTATAGAAGCAACTGATGGAGAAGAATTAAATGAAACACAAGAGTTATATAATCTATTTGAAGGTAATAATTTTAATAATAGAAAAGGTGTAATTGGTTGCGCATTGAGTCATTTAAAATTATGGAAAAAATTATCGGAGGATCAAAATCATGATTTTTATGTAATTTTAGAAGATGATTTAGAATTATCAAGTAATTTTAAAGAAAAACTAAAAAAACATTGTTCACTTTTCAAAAAATATAATTTAGAACATTTATCTTTAGGTGTATTTGATTGTAATGAAAATGAACAAAAAGAAATAGCAACACAAGATATAAAAGTTATAAAAAAAGACGTTTATAAATTTTGGAATATTGCGTTTGCATATATTATAAGTAAAACTGCAGCTATAAAAATATTAGAATTTGTAAATAAATGTTCAATTAAGTGTGCAATCGATAATCCACGTTCATATGGTGATATTCTAACTCATTTTCAAACGACACATTGTATAGCCAGACAAAAAAATATAAATCATTTTGGAACAGATATTCAAAACAATAAAACATTTAGTTTTAACTTTTCTAATAAACATAATACAGTTAGAATAGCCTTTTGTGATTGGTGGCATATTGAATACTGTGGTGGAGTTTTTGATTTTAATAATAATTTTTTAACAAATATATTACAATACTCAAATATACCAAAAGATAATATTATAGTTGTTAGTCCTGATGAAAATCCAGATATTTTATTTTATAGTATTTTTGGTTCAGAACATACAAAATATAAAAATGTGAGAAAGATATTTTACTCTGGGGAACCTTTTGGTCCTAGGTCAGATGCTAATTTTAATATAACATTTGATAAAAGTAGTAATAATAACTATAGATATCCTATATGGTTATCATATACAAATAATTATTTATTAGAAGAATGTAATCGTCGTAAAAATGGTATTATAAATATTCCAAAACGTTCTAAATTTTGTTCTTTTATTTCCAATGGTGAATGTAAAACTACTTGTAGACGCGAAATAGTTGAAAAGCTTTCAAAATATAAACGTGTTGATTGCGGAGGTGCATATCTCAATAATATTGGATATACAATACCAAGAGGAACAAATTGTTCAGGCAAAATTGAACACAATAATAATTATAAATTTGCGATTGCGTTTGAAAATGAAAATTATCCAGGATATGTAACAGAAAAAATATGTGATATTTACAAATCAAATTGTGTGCCTATTTATTGGGGAAATAAAGAAGTACTAAACGATTTTAATTCTAAAACATTTATTTATGCTAATAATTTTACTAATTTTGATGAGTTAGTTAAATATATAATTAAAGTAGATAATGATGATGAATTATATGCATCGTACTTTAAAGAACCATTTTTCTCTAATAAGTGGTTAGATATATTTAATGACCCACATAGAACATTCTATAAAAATTTAGCTGATTGTATTATTGGTAAAAAGATAAATTTGTATACAAATTTTTATAATAATAAAGATATGATAAATATATATCACAATACATTACTTAAAAATTTAATTGATGATAATTTAACTGATAAAAATACATGTCATTCTTACTTAGATACATATCAAACAATTTTACAGGATAAACAATTTACTGCAAAAAACATATTAGAAATAGGAATTCAAAAAGGAGGTTCACTTAAATTATGGAACGACTTTTTTATAAACGCCGCAATTTATGGTGTAGATGTAGATGAAGCTCCAACATTTTTAAATAGTTATAAACGTATTAATACAATTAAAAACTCAGCATATACTTTAGATACATATAATAATTTTATTGAAAAAAATATTTATTTCGATGTTATTTTAGATGATGGCCCTCATACAATAGAAACTATGTTATTTACATTAATTCATTATTCAAAATTACTTGCCCCTAATGGAATTATGATTATAGAAGATATACCTTCAATGGATTGGGCCTTATTGTTTAGAAAAATAGTTTCAGATGAACATAAAATGTATACAAATATATATGATTTAAGAGCAAATAAAAATAGATGGGATGATATAGTTTTTACATTACAAAATACAACAGATACTAATGGTATTACAATATTTGACTATAGTATCTATTATGGGTTTAATAATCTTAAAGAAGATATCACTCATTGTGTATTAAAATATTATTTGTATAAAAATGAATTTGAAATACCAATCGGAGATGATGTGCGTTGTCAAATGTTTACAAATATTGATATATTTCATGGTAATATTAAAAATATATATATACATAATAACAAATTATATAATGAAATTATTGTTCCTCATGATCAAACATATAAATTAAATATATTTGAGAAATTAGATAGAGAGAACAAAATACCTAATATTAAAATATTCAATATATGGCATAACAAATTATTTGATCATTGTTATTCAAATTTAGATGAAAATTCATTAAATAAAATAATTATGTATGATGTAAATCCAAAATATAATAAAATATATAATACAAGTAAAAATTATAATATTTTACGAGAATATGAATTAGAAATCTATGATAAATTATTACAAGAAACAAATTATTGTCAAACATCTTGCTTATATCATATATTTACTAATAAATATTATAAAAATATTGATTACATTGGATTTATTCAATATGATATGAAATTAGATAAAGATTTTATCTATAGTATGGAAACTAAAATTAAAAATTCAAATAATATAATATATTTCTACTCACTAACTGTTGAGAATAAAATTAATGTTACATATATTTGTAAGCCATACAATAATTCTATTTTAGAAAAATATAATAATTATTTTAATACAAAACATACATATGAAAATATTAAAAATAATGAAAAATCCAAATATTTTATTTGTCTTCATACTTTTGTAATACCAGTGACTACATATGTAAAAATGATGGAATGGTATGTTAGTATAAAAGTTTGGTTACATGAAAATTATATAAATAATTTATATCAAGAGAGTATTTCAGAAATAACAGAAGAAATATTTGGTTTATTTTTACTTCTCCAAATTATTGAAGATAGCACAATAGAATTAGAAATGTTAAAACTTCATCATGAATGGCCAAACTTACATAATCAAACTGAATGGGAAAATTACAAGGTTATTACACCTACAAATTTAAAAAAAATTAAAAAAGTATTTGATATAGGTGCTAACATTGGTGATTGGTCAATATCAAATGTAACTAAAGAAAATATAATAATTTCAGTTGAAGCTTCTACAAACATATTTAATAAATTAGTAAATAACGTAAAATCATTTGATAATATAATTCCACTTAATTATGCAGTATGCGATTCAAAAGAGGATTATATAGAATTTTATGAAGCAGAAAGCGATGTTCTTTCATCATTAAATAAAGAATGGATTTATGGTTCAAAATCTAGATTTAATTGTAATTATAAAACAACTTTTTCAAAAACAATAACATTAGATAAATTAATAGAACAATACGGTATACCTGAACTTATTAAAATTGATGTAGAATCGGCAGAATATTACTGTATAAAATCTTTAACTAAAAAAGTAAATAATTTATGTTTTGAATGGGCAAGTGAAAATCTAGATATGATTTTAAATTCTCTCAACTATTTATTTAAGCTAGGTTTCAGAGAATTTAATATTCAGATGAATAGTGATGATTATAATTTTGTTCCAAATAATTATTATTCTTTAAGTTATATAAAACAAATATTATTAAAAACTACTCCAAAATATGATTGGGGAATGATTCATTGTAGATAATAAATATTAGTTAAAATTTATATTTAAAAATAATTTTTTAATTGTAAATATGTTGATCGATATATTTTCACTAAGATTTCCAAAAGAAGTAAAAGGTATTTTACATTTAGGTGCACATGATTGTGAAGAAAGAATTAAATATTTATCAAGATTTAACTGTATAACTGATGAAGATATCGTATGGATTGATGCATTAATCGATAAGGTTAATACCATAAAGCAAAAAAATCCATCAATAAAAATATATAATGAATGTATAAGTAATAATGATAATCAAACTGTTTTATTTTTTATTACAAATAATTATCAATCAAGTTCTTTTCTCAAACTTAAAGAACATTTAATTGAACATCCAGATATTCATGAAATATCAAGTATTGAAATGAAAACTAAAACATTGAAAACATTTTATAGAGAAAATAATTTTACTTATGATCAATTTAATTTTATTGCTCTTGATATTCAAGGAGCAGAATTACTAGCGTTGATGGGTGCTGATAATATTCTTGAAGGTGTTGATTATATTTATATTGAAGTTAATACTAAAGAGTTATATGAAAATTGTGCTTTATTAGATGAGGTTGATAATTATTTATCAAAATTTAACTTTATCAGACAAAATATTTTAATGACTGAACATGGATGGGGAGATGCTTTTTATGTTAAAAAATTTTTTAATCTTTCAAATAATTTTAATATTTATTATGGCACTGAATTAAATAAAATTAATATTACAGAAACCGTATTTTCTAAAAATACAAATAAAAATATTATTCATATACCATCCGGAGATGAAAATAGATCTAATTTATATGGAGACCCTATTTATGGTCATTTAAAAAAAATTTATATAGAATCAAATCATGATTTTTATGAAATTGAACATAATGATAACATATATTTAAATATAAATGATAATATATTAGGGATAAATTATTCTCCGGAAAAATATAAATATCAATTAAGCATCATGGCAATATTTAAAAATGAAACTATGAATTTAAAAATATGGTTAGACCATTATTTATGGCAAGGAGTAGAACACTTTTATTTAATTGATAATGATAGCAATGATAACCCATTAAACATTCTACAAGAATATATTGATAAACGTTTGGTTACTTATTATTTTAAACCCGAAAAATATCAACAACCACAACATTATAGAAATATATTTGATATGGAAAAATTAAAAGAAAAAACAAAATGGCTATGTATTTGCGATCTAGATGAATTCTTTTTTGGAACAGAACAGAAATTAATTTACGCAATTGATGAATTTAATAATTATGATGTTATTTATACTAATTCGTTTTTTTATGGAAGCGATAATTTAATCGAACATCCTCTTGATATTAGAACTGCCATTATTCACAGACAAGAAGATATAGCTAATGGTATAAAGTACATTTTTAAACCAAATTGTATAAACGATAGTTCTGAAATATGGATTCATTGGTTAGTTCATAGTGGTTCATTACAAAAACAAATATTACCTACTGAAACTTTTGATAATACAAAAATAAGGTTAAATCATTATTGTATACAATCATATGAATATTTTACAAAAATTAAAATGACACGTGGAGATGTTTCAATTATACAAAATGAACACATAAGAGATATTAAATATTTTGAACATTATAGTAATATTAGCGTGATAAAAGATGATATTTTAAAATTAATTATCGAAGACAATATATATGATAAAAATGGAGAAGTTATGAAATTTTATGATGAAAATAATAATTTAATTGATAATGATAGTATTGAAAAACCAGAACAATATTTAGTTAATCATTATATTTTACAAGAAGATGTAGTAATAGAGTTAGGAGCAAGATATGGTACTGTTTCTTGTGCTATAAACAAAAAATTAAATAATAAATATAATCAAGTATCAGTTGAACCAGATATAAGAGTTTGGAATGCATTAGAATTAAATAAAATAAAAAATAATTGTTATTTTAATATTGTTAAAGGATTTATTAGCAATAAAAAATTAGGACTAATAAATTTAGATGATGGTGGTTATGGCGCTACATTCATAGAAGATAATGACTCAAAAATAAATTCTTATTCTTTACATGAAATAAAAAAACAATACTCTATAAATAAATTCACTGCTTTAGTTGCGGATTGTGAGGGATTTTTAGAAGTATTTTTTCATGAAAATCCAAACTTATATAATGAATTAAGGATAATCATTTTTGAAGCAGATTATTCGGAAAAATGTAATTATGATAAAATAAAAGATAAACTTATAATACATAAATTTATTAAAATACTTGAGGGACATCAAAATGTATGGATTAAACCAAATTTTATTTTCAATATATAAAGAAATAACTCGTTTAAAAAAAATAATTTATTTTGATAATTTTATTTAAATTATCATATTTTGTATTTAATCCTGTTGTTACAAAATGTCCCCATAAAGGACACCATATTTCTCTCGCTCTACCAAGAAATACACTAGCTAATGAAAATGTACTTCTTGACATTATTAACACA